ATTTATCCCACTTGTCCATCGGCATCCAGCGGACGGACTGCTTCACCCATTGGTTAAGCCTAAGCTGCCGGAAGGCGTTCTCTTCACCGGGATTCTGTTTGGCAGAGTCGCAGGCCTCCTGTACCTTCTCAATGTCGACAGTGATCCCAAGGGAGGGATTGGCTTTCTTCCAGACAGCCGGATCAGTCCAGTCCTCATTCTCGGCAGCACCATAGATTACCGGGTAGAAGGTCTTGTCGATCTTCCTGCCTTCGAGGATATCCAGTGCCTTCTGGTGTACCTCCCAGCAGATCGAGTTGGTGTTGTCACCGGCAGTCGTGATTAAAAAGAAAAGCGGCTGCTTTCGGGCATCGCCGCTTCCCTTGGTCATGACATCAAACAGCTTTCGGTTCGGCTGCGTGTGCAGCTCGTCGAAGATGACTCCGTGGGTGTTGAAGCCATGCTTGTTGGCCACATCCGCTGACAGCACCTTGTACTTGCTGTTGGTGGGATTGTACACAATGGTACGGGTGGACTTGTTGATGGTGACGTGCCGCTCAAGGGCAGGGCAAAGCATCACCATGTCCACAGCCACATCGAATACGATCTTGGCCTGATTGACATCAGCGGCACAGCCGTAGACCTCCGCTCGTTGTTCGCCGTCCGCACAGGTAAGGTACAGGGCAATGGCGGCAGCGAGCTCACTCTTGCCCATCTTCTTCGGAATCTCCACGTAGGCAGTCGTGAACTGCCGGTAGCCGTTTGGCTTTAAGGTTCCAAACACGTCACGCACGATCTGCTCCTGCCAGTCGATCAGCTCGAATGGCTTTTTGTACCATTCACCCTTGGTGTGCTGAAGGCTCTCGATAAAGGCAACAGCGAAGTCGGCGGCGTATTCATCGTAATGGGAGTCCTTCGCCATGAACCGCGTCGGTTTGTAGTTCTCCAGTTTCCTCATCATCGGTTGTTTCACCTTCCTCCTCATATGGAATCAGCCACGACGGATCTGCCACCATCGCGTCGTAGGGCAGCTCTGTTCGGTCAATTTTGAATTTCATAATGTTCTCCAAGGCATAAAAATAGCCGCTGCCAATCTTGGCGCGACTTCCTGTACGAGATACAGCCCGGAAGGGGCTGCACTCCGCGTTATTCGTTTTTCGCGTGTTTTCTTACTTCCTTCTGACGTCCACCAGCCAGCTGGCTCTCTTGTGGTATTCGCCGGTGGCCTTCTCCAAAACCTCGGTGTCCTCTTCGATGTAGTGGAGGCCTTTGCCGACCTTGATCAGCCGGACGTCCTCGTAGCCCTTGACCGTTGTGCGGTAAACCGTCGCCCTGCGGCTCTCGCCGTCGTAGCTCTTGCCGTCCCAGCCGCCGAAGGTGAAGGTGACCTTTTCCTTCGTCTTGGTGAAGAAGTTCTCGAAGTCCTCTCTTGTGATCGCGGTGTTGTAATCCTCAAGGAAGAAGTGGTTTCTCAGTTCGTATGCGTTCGTCATGGTTTTTACCTCCGTTTTGTGTGCTTTGTTTTCCCTTTCGGTATGTACATATATCACTCTAAACGGGGATAATAGCAACTCATATCTGCCGGATATCCGGGAGTAATTTACACAATTATCATGTGGTCAAACTGTGCATTTTACTACGACCAACAGAGCCCGTAGGCTCCGTGGCTGGCGGCTTATTGCCGCTCGATCCGGCAGGTCATCCCATCCACATCGATAATGCGGTAGGTGCGTCCGCGCCAAGCGATCTCCCGGATGCGGACTCCGGTGTAGGCGTTACTTTGCTGCCGGTCATAAAGGATCTGGCCGTGCTGCTCCATCCAGCTGGCAAGGCGTCCCATGAGTCTTGCTTCCTGCTCCATCTTGTCTGCGTAGTTCATGCGGCACCTCCCTTAGTCCAAGGAGAATCGGATGCCCATGACCTTGGTCGGCTCCTCGTCTCCCCAGCGGTTTTCCTGCCGGGTGATGGTGCAAAGGCCTTCCATCGTGCAGCCTGCTGCAGCAAACTGGTGCAGGTTTTCCATGACCGCCGTACTCTGGTTGGTGTAGACGAAGGTCTTGATCCCGGCCTTCCGGAGGGTCTCCACGAAGTCCGTGACCTCGCGCTCCCAAAGGAAGTCGTCCATCTCCAGTTCATCCTCCTTGCGGCTGATGCTGGTCGCCCAAGCGCGGTAGGCTTTGCTGACGCCCTGTTCAAAGGGGAACTTTGCTGCGGCGTCTTCCTCGTACCAAGCCTTGAGCTCGTCCGATTCCCAGCCGAGGGTATCGATGATCTGCTGTTTTCTGGCCTTGCGCTCGATCCGGGCTGCTTCCCATTCGTGGCCGATGCGCTTAAGCTCCTCGAAGTAGGCGTTGTTCTTGTTCATCATGGTTCCTCCCTCCTTACTGCTGCATCGCCCAAGCGATCGCGTGGCCGTCGTCTTCGAAAGCAACCTCGCTGGCTGCGTAAAGCCCGATGGTTCCTTCGCAGGAAAGGTCGTCATCGAGGTGCTCGTAAACCGCTCCGAAGTAGCTGGGCTTTCCCTTGCCGTTGTAGTAGTATCCGGCGAGGAGTACCTTGTCGCCAAAGTTCAGGATCTTGCTCCAGCGGCATTCGAGGTCTTCCGGGGTGGTGGGGTTCGGGAGTCTGTAGGTTCTCATTGCTTCGTTGATTGTCATGGTCTTTACCTCCGTTGTGTGTTTTCCCTTTCGGTATGTACATATATCACTCTGAAGGCCGATAATAGCAAGTCAATTCTGCAGAAGTTCCGCACATATAATGAACAAAAAGCGGAGGGTCAAATTGTGTAGTTTACTACGACCAAAAGAGCCGTCCGGCTCCCTTGGCGTCATCCTTATTCGGCCTCGCCGGTGAGGATGAAGTGCGCGTATTCCTTCCGGTGGTCTTCGAGGTACAAGGCCAGCTCGTAGTAGCCTCTGTCGTAGGCCAGCCGCTGCACCATCGGGACATCAAACATGTTGGTCAGGCCGGTGTCCCGTATGGCGAGTATCTGCTCGCGGATGGTATCAGTCATTTCCGGCCACCACCTTCCTGACTACATCGACGCCCCAGATCACGTTGAGGCCGCTTCCGTTGTCCCAGTTCACCAGAAGGCTCCCGGTGTCATCGACTCCGATCACGGTGCCGAAGGTGCCGGTGGGCGGTGCCTGCGTATCGTCCATCTGGATAAGCTCGACGCGCGTCCCGGCAGGGTAGGTTTCGCGCAAGTGCTTTAGCTGTTCAGGCCTGATCATTCTCATGAGCGCACCTCCTTTGCTGCGGCAGCCTTGGCCTTCTGCGCGGCGTTAAAGGCGTCGGCCTTTTCCCTGTTCGGGAAGGCTGCGCTTCCGGAGAGGCGGCGCATCAGGATCTTGCGCTGCGGCTTGTAGTCGTTTCCAATGAAGCCCAGCCGGAGGAGGAAGCAGCGGAAGGCGTATTTCTCGCTTTCTACCTCGGTCTCCTTGGCGGTTACGCGCTTGGCTTCCTTGGCCATCTTGCAGAGGGCGGCGAGGAAGGCCATGTAGCTCTGGGTTTCTTCGGGTTCCGGCTGCCTGTCCCACCAAGGGAAGCTCACGCGGTCGCCGTCCGTGTCGATGGTGATCCGGTCTGCGCCGAGCGCCTTCTTGATCAGGGTGGCTTTCGATTCGACCAGCTTCCGCAGGTTCTCGATGGAGCCGTCCGTGAAGCCGTCTTTCGGGAGGGCAATCGTCAGGCGGTCGCCTTCCTCGGCGTCGTCGGTTTCCTCGGCGTCCCCGGCCTCGTGCGCGGCTTCCTGCAATCCCTCGGCCTCCGGTGCGGCCTCACCCTCGATCTCGGCAGTAAAGCCTGCTGCGGCAAGGGCGGCGATGACTGCCTGAATGGTAGCCTCGTCGGTGCGCTCATCCCAGACCATCGTGCCGTCCTTTTCAACGGTGATGGCTCCGATCTCGAAGGCGCAGGTGGGCATGAACTTGTAGACCGGCTTTGTGCCGAGGGTGCTCCCGATGACCTTCACCAGCTCTTTTCTGGCTGCTCCTGTTACGTTGTAAGTTGCTTTCATGGTATGTACCTCCTTTGTTTTGGTACGTACATATATCACTCTGAAGGCCTGTAATAGCAAGCGGATTCTGAGGATATATGTGACAAAAATCGCCGGAGGAATCTGTGCTTAATTGTCAGTATCCGGTACCTCGTCAAAGCGGTAGGTCAGGCCGTCACGAAGCACCGTCACGCCATCAGCGGAGCCGACCTGTTCGATGTAGCGCCTCACGATGACGTCGCAGAATTTCTCGTCCAGCTCCACGGTATAGCAGACGCGACCGGTCTGTTCGCAGGCAATGAGGGTCGAGCCGGAACCGCCGAAGGGGTCAAGGACAAGGCAGCCGGTCATGGTGGAATTCATGATCGGATACGACACCAGCGCAATCGGCTTCATAGTCGGGTGATCCTTGTTTTTCTTCGGCTTGTCAAATTCCCAGATGGTAGATTCCTTACGCCCGGTGTACCACTGGTGCTTGCCTTTCTTCTTCCAGCCAAAGAGAACCGGCTCGTGCTGCCACTGGTAGGGGCTCCTGCCCAGCACCAGCGACTGCTTCTTCCAGATGCAGCATCCGGAGAGATAGAATCCAGCCTCTTCAAAGGCCTTGCGGAAGGCAAGACCGTGGGAGTCAGAATGGAATACGTAGATCGAGGCATCATCCGCCATCGCTGCCTCCATCTGCTGGTAGGCAGCAAGCAGGAACTGCTCGAACTGATCCTCGGCCATGCTGTCATTCTTGATCTTCCCGGCGCTGCCCTTGTAGTCCACGTTGTACGGGGGATCGGTCACCACGAGGTTTGCCTTCTTGCCGTTCATCAGAAGGTCGAAGGTTTCAGGCTTCGTGGAGTCCCCACAGAAAAGGCGGTGCTCGCCGAGCATCCAGAGGTCACCGGCCTTGGAGAAGGTGGGCTTTTTGAGCTCCTCCTCCACATCGAAGTCGTCCTCTTTGACGCCACCCTCTACATCGTCACGGAACAGATCCTCCAGTTCCTCCGGATCAAAGCCGGTGAGGGAGACGTCGAAGTCCGTGCCCTGCAGGTCGGCGATGACCAGAGCGAGCTTTTCTGTATCCCATTCACCGCTGATCTTGTTCAGGGCGATGTTGAGCGCCTTTTCCTTCTCGGTATCCATATCAACGACCACGACATCCACCTCGGTGATGCCCATGTCCGTCAGCACCTTCAGGCGCTGGTGGCCGCCGACCACGCGACCGGTCTTTTCATTCCAGATGACCGGCTCCACATAGCCAAACTGCTCGATGGAGCGCTTCAGCTTTTCATATTCGGGATCTCCGGGCTTCAAATCCTTACGCGGATTGTAGTCAGCCGGGAGCAGGTCTTTTACATTTTTCTTTTCAATATTCATATCAAACCCCACTCAGCGAACTTCTCAAAACCGCCGATGGAGCGGATGTAGTCCCTCGCTGTTTCTACAATTTCTCTGTACGGAACACCGTCAATGCTGGTATCGCCAATGGCGCAGCAGACCTCGACCGGAATGCCCGTTTCCTGTGCCTGCAGCCAAGCGTAAATGTTCACGCTGACATCAGCCTTGCTGAGATCCTTTCCATGCAGGCCGCCGCCTGTGACGGAGTCTGCCATGTCGGAACCGAGCTTTCGGTTGGTCGCTCCGGAATCCACATCCGTGCCGCCAGACCAGTCACCGAGGGGATTGACCTCGGCTCCGGGATAGAGGCTTTTCAGTTCCTCTGTCGAAGCGTTGCTCTGGCAGATGATCAGCCTTGCCTCGTCAACAATGTACTTTCCATCCGTGCCGTACTTCTGGTAGATGTTTCTGGCGATGGCGGAGAGGGCTTTCTGCTCCCTTGTCACCGGGACGCCTTTGAAGATCCCGTTGTCGCCGCAGCGGATACCATCTTTCTGGTTATCCGACAGGTGGGCATCCTGTGGCACCTCGCGGTAATCGGCCACAAGGTTCCCGGCGATGCGGTTTACGACAGCCTCCACCTCATCACGGGAGAGGGAGACCGAGGTTTCTGCAATGATATGGCAGATGCCGTGGCCGATCAGGACTTCCACAGCGATCCTCGGATCAGCTTCCTTTTCATAGGCCAGATCCACAAGGGCACCGGAGATCCGGTCGGCTACTTTATCCGGGTGTGCCGGATTTACTTTCTCAAACATAATCATTCCTCCGATCCTATGCGTCGCCCCTGCGAGCACGGAGCAGCCGTTCCATCACGTCATCCTGCGGATTGCTGCCGGTGTACTCAGAGGCACAGTTTTCTTTCACGATCTGGTAGATCTCCATCCAGAGCCGGTTGGTCTGGCTCATGTAGTTCTGCCCCATAGCAACGTAGGGACTCTGGATGGCATTCCCGGTGGTAGGGTGCTTGGCGAGGAAGCCAAACTCCGTCACGGCCTCCTCACACTGAATCCACCGGGCACAGCTCATGGCATAGCGCTCCAAGAGCTGGGGTGAAACCAAAGAGGAGCAGCCGCGTTCATGCAGCCACTCCCATGTGTTCTTATAGATTTCTGCCGCCTGTAGCTTTTTCCCGTCCTTCTGCTTTGCGGACAGGAGCCGCGACGGTTTGGGCATCGGTTGACCTTCCAAATCGGCTGCGTGAGAATCGAAGTCGATGACAGTCAGCGCTCGCTTGCCCGGATTGCCCTCAGCGATCTTGTCAGCTAAGGGCTTCTTTTTGGCTCCGGCACCCATCCGGGCACCTCCTCGGTTTGTACCGTCCTTAGCCATAAAAATCACCTCGCTTATCTGGGGGTATATTCCCCGTTTGAAAACGCGCACGCACACACGCGACCCCGCGCCGTTTTCCGGGGAAAAGGGTCGTAGAGATTTTGACCGCCCTACCGGTCGCCGCGCTCGCGGTGAATCTTCTCGTGACACGAACGACAAAGACTCATAAGGTTGGACTCGTCATTCGATCCTCCCTCAGCAAGCGGCACGATGTGGTGGACTTCCTCGACCGCGACGTAACGTCCTTCCTTTAAGCACTGCTCACAAAGCGGGTGCTTATGAACATAGCGGTCACGGATTCGTTTCCAAGCTCTGCCGTAGCGTTTGCCGGGAGAGTAGCCGCGCTGGAACTTCTCGTAGTGCTGTTCCATGACCTTGGCGTGTTCCTCACAATAAACGCCGTCCGTAAGATGCGGGCAGCCGGGATAGCGGCACGGTCGTTGTGGTTTTCTTGGCATAAGCCGTGCCTCCTTTCAGGGCATAAAGAAAGCCCTGCAGGGTGTTCCCGCAAGGCTCGTGTGCTGCGCGTGCAGCTGTTTCTTTATTCTTTTCGCTGATTATATACTATCATAAAGGGCGGGTGGACATCTCAGGACAAAGCAGGACATTTCGGGCGCATTTCAAATGATAATCGGATTATCCGGAAGTGCTACATGAAGGAGCGCCTTGCCGTGCCAGCGACGAATGGTGCGGGCATCTGCACAGAGCTCCATTCCGATCTGCTCCCATGTATAGTTATGGATGTACCGGTACTTGAGTACCATGCGCTCGTCGGTATCAGGGACTGCCTCAATGACCTCCCGTATCTGTTTCTTAAGGTCTGATAGCATTTCCAGCTCACCGGCGATTTTCTTTTCCAGTGTCCACAGCTTCTCAAGCGTCCGGACAAAGGGTGCTTCGGTATTACGCGATGTCTGCACACGATCTTTATCATATTGGATAGCCGACACGCTGCCTGCCATCTCACGCAGATTTTGTGCTTCCATCGTGTCGGACTTGATTCTCTGATCAAGGCGGTAGGCCTGATGGAGATATTCTTTTACTGTCATAAGGACTTCGCCTCCTCTCGTAGTTTTTGTATGAGATACTCGCCGTCTACACTCGTTAAGGCCTTGTACCAGCCGGAGCGGAAGAACCGTTCACACTCCATTGCATCCGACATGGCGGCTTGATTGCCGGGCTTCTTTTTCAGGCGCTTCAGGGCGTCCCGGTAATCCTTCACTGCCTGCAGCACGATGGCATTGGCGAGATTTTCATAAGGATCGGTCATCACACCACCTCAAGGTCAGCCTTGACCGCGTCAATCAGTGCGGTCTGCGTCATTTCTTTCTTGGATAGCGCCTTTACGATCCTTTCGTCGATGGTGCCCTTGGTAATAATGTGCTGGATCACAACAGTGCCGGATTCTTGACCTTGACGCCAGAGACGGGCGTTGGTCTGCTGATATAATTCCAGAGACCATGTAAGACCGAACCATACAAGGGTGGAGCCTCCGGCCTGAAGGTTCAAACCGTGACCGGCAGAGGCCGGATGGATGACTGCTACAGGAATCTTTCCCGCATTCCAGTCAGCAATATCACGGCTGGTCTTGATCTCCCGGACATTGAAACGGTTCTTGATACGGCTTAGGTCATGCCGGAACCAGTAGGCCACAAGAAGCGGTTTTTCGTTGGCGGCCTCGATAATATCCTCCAAAGCGTCCAGCTTCCTATCGTGGAACTCGATGACCTCACCGGTATCGGCATATATGGCACCGTTTGCGAGCTGTGAGAGCTTGCCTGTAAGCGATGCGGCATTGGCAGCAGTCACCTCGCCGTCGGGGAGCTGCAATATGAGCTCCTGCTTCAAATCTTCATAACGGCTGCGCTCAGTGTCGGAAAGCTGCACTTCATATTCCGTTGAAACCAGCTCCGGCATCTTCAGATGGTCGGTAGATTTCATGGAAATCGTGATATCCGAGATCCTCCGATAGATGGCATCTTCCGCATAGGGCAGCGGCTTGTAGGAATAGATGATCTCGCCGTTTCGCTTGTCCGGCATGAAGTAATTTGACCGGTACTGTGTGATAAAGCGTCCGAGGCGCTCGCCCATATCCAGCACCTTGAACTCTGCCCACAAATCCATGAGGCCGTTTGAAGAAGGCGTGCCGGTGAGCCCGATAATGCGATGGAGCTTCGGCCTTACTTTCATCAGAGACTTGAAGCGCTTAGCCTTGTGGTTTTTGAAGGATGAGAGCTCGTCAATAATCACCATATCGAAGTCGAAGGGAAAACCGGACTCGTCAATGAGCCACTGCAGGTTCTCACGGTTGATGATCGTGATATCCGCTTGCTGCATGAGGGCGGCTTTTCGCTCCTTCGGTGTCCCGACTGCGACCGCATAGGTTAGACCTCTTAGGTGCTCCCATTTCTGGATTTCCGCTGGCCATGTATCGCGGGCGACTCTTAAGGGAGCAACCACTAAAACGCGATGCACTTCGAAGCTGTCAAACAACAGGTCATATACTGCCGTCAGACTGATGATCGTCTTGCCAAGTCCCATATCTAAAAGGACTGCGGCCACAGGGTGCTTTTCAATATAGCGGATGGCATAGTCCTGATAATCATGTGGATTGAAGTTCATTGATCATCCCTCCAATCTGCTCCGGATCGTCAATGACATATACTCGGTAGCCAAGCTCCCGCAGCAGCCTGTGGCGCGAGAGCTGGAGAGGGCGTGGCTTTTTGCCGGGTGCCTTCAGCTCCGCGAAGCCGATATGGCCATCAGGGAGTAATATCAGGCGGTCGGGCATTCCTGCAAAAGAGGGACACACCAGTTTAAGTGCAATGCCACCATTCTTTTTCACCGCCATAGTTAACTTGTTTTCTATCTGTTTTTCTATCATTGCAAACCTCCGTCAGGCGTTAATTTCAGGGGATGTGCAAGGTGTATCAATGGTATTTACCGAACTTTTTCTTAGAGCTATTTTTTTAGGCCTAAGAGAGTTTTTATATGAGACCTTGATACACCTTGTCATAGTCCCGGATTACTGCAGAAAATCTTCCTCTGCGCCGCTGTCCTCATGAATCTTTAAGCCCTTAAAATAGCGCTTCCGATTCAGTGTCAGCCGCTCGAATCCGGCTTTCTCCAGCGCAAAGTAAAAGTCTGCCGTGCTGCGCACATACTCATTGCAGTCCAGTGAGTAGTTGCGGTATGCCTGATAAAGTGCCGAGGAGCTTTCCTTAAAGGACTCATCTATATCGCATTTCTCATCCAGAAAATGTCCGAACCAGTCGTTCTGGCTGCGATATTCGTCGATGGCCTTCATCACACAGTCCGGTACCGGAATCTGGTAATCGAGCTCGATGACCTTCTTGGCACCTTCGATGATCCACGCCAGAATGCTTTCACCGGCATTCTCATACAGGTACTCACCGTAATTTTTGATGTCGGCCTTGCCCTCGATCTTGGCATTAAACGGGATCACGATAAGCCTGCGCCAGATACCGTCGTCAGAGGCAGAGACGCGAGGCAGGTGGTTGGTATAGAGCACAAGCGTGTGGCAGGGCTTGAAGGAAAACGGGTCTTTATATTTTTTCTCTGCGAAAACATCATCCGTGGAGCAGAGCTGCTTGACGGTGGAGTCGTTGAGCCTCGCACCTTCCTGCATTTCCGCAGCGATCAGCAGGCGCTTTCCCTTGACCTCGGCCATTTCCGGCTTGATGTTTCTGCGGCATCCGACGGTCAGGGTGTCTGCGGAGATGTTTCCGCTGTAGAGTCCCAGTACGCGTGAGATGGCATTCCAGAAGGTGGATTTACCGTTGCGTCCATCACCGTATGCGATGATGAGCGCCTCCACAAAAACTTTCCCGATAGCAGCAAGGCCACAGATCATCTGTACATAGTCGATAAGCTGCTGATCCTTCTGAAAAATCAGATCCAGATTATCCTGCCAGAGCTGCGCTCCTTTACTTCCGGGTGACACGGACGTGATTTTCGTAATAAAGTCATCTGCTGAGTGCTCGCGGGCTCCGGCCATACCTTTACGAAGGTCGTAGGTCGCCTCCGGTGTGCAGAGCAGGAAGCAGTCAGCGTCCAAGTCTCTCGGCGAGATTTCCAGCATCGGGTGCGTCTCTTTGAGGGTAGATGTAATGTTCTTGGAGTCGCGTCTTCGGACGGCAAAGCTCTGGTAGGCCTTGGCGGCAAGAAACTCCTGATAGGCCTCCATCTGCTCATCGCTCATCAGCTGTTCGGCTTTGGCCTTTGAGGTGTTGTCGAGGATTTCCTGCGCACCACAGTTTTTGAGCTTCTGCAGAGCCTCCATCATATTTCGATTGGCTTCTGCGAGCTGCCTGCGAGTAAGTTCGTGAGCGACGGCCTGAGCACCGGGCTCTGTTTCCTGCCAGTAGTGATCGCTGTATCGGATAAAGTGGGTGGCCGGTGAGTAGCGCAGCTCGTTTGCAAAATACTTTGAGAGCACCTCGGCCTGTCCGACGTCGGAGAAGTCCTCCGGCATATAGCTGTTCTCGTCGTTATAGACCTCCGGCGGGACATATCCGTCCTCACGGCTGATCTTGGAATAAAAGCGCTGGGCGCTGTGCCAGATTGTATTAAGCTCGCTGTTATCCAGAGGCGGCACGCAGGTCGCGGCCTTTTCCAGAAAACTTTGGTAGGCTTTTTCCGTATCGCCGTATTTCTTTATGACGATACCGGCAAAGCGGGACATGGTAGCATTACGGCTTCCTTCCGGGATCACGACATCTTTCTCGTGACCGCCGGACAGGTCTGCATCGAACTCGTCGTCATTCAAAAATTCAGTGAGATTCATGCGACCGGGATAGAGCTCCACATTCGGCTCCTGTGTTCCGAAGAAGAAACGAGCAGCATCCAGCGCCTTCGTATCGAAATACGGAAATATGGAATTGACCAGCTTCTTCATATCGCTATAGAGGGCAGCATCCGTTACCCGGTCGATGGGAAAGAGCACATGGAACTTTGGCCTTGCCGGTTTGCCGTTTTTCTCGCGCTGATTAAAGCGGCTGTAATGGATGGCGAGGCTTACTCCCGGAAATGCCTCCAGCACGTCTGCCGGTGTGATCCAGTCTTTCGGATCTTCTGAATGGTCGTTATCACAGTCCACGGGAAGACAGTCAGCGGAGAGGAAATTGTCGCTGTTGCGGTAGTGATTTTTGTACTCCGCACACACATAGTCGTGACCGACTGCGTCTCTCATGCTGTCCGCGTCCATGACAACGGTCTTATGCGGATAGGAGCAGTTTCCGGGATTGCCGATAAAATCGGTGCTATACAGGGTAAACATCAGTCGTACACCTCCTCCGATTCTTCCTCCAGCACCTTCGTAATAAATTTCAGGGCGCGGATCATGGTTTCCAGTTCGCAGTCGCCGCCAAGGGTAACTTCAAAACCGTTGCAGCCGAATCTGTCTATGAAAGGCCTGACATGGATATCTGTGCTGGCTTCATCGGAAATGCGGAAATAAGTGCGTCCGCCGTGGCCGGTGTCGCCACCTTTGTAGCCGGTCGTCCCGGCTTCGACCTGCAGGATATTGGCACTTACCACATCACGGGTGTAGGTAGTAATCTCCGTGCCATCGAAAAGCTCTCTGCGATTTTCTTTAATTTCATACATAGCGTTAAACCTCCTGACATTCTTCTGTGAAATAGCGCAAGCGATAGCCTTTCCACTTGGCGCGTTTGATTTCTGCTTCCATACCGGATGAGATGCGGCTGCCGAATACCCAGACCTCAGCGCACTTGCTCATGAGGGCATTTCCGAAGAACAGACCAAGCTCACGTTCTTCCGGATTGTTATCATCAAGGAACTGCGGAAATAGCAGATGCGGTGCGATAGGGATATATCCCTTGTCCACGGCATAGCGGCTGTAGCGTCTGGCGTTGGCTACGTTTGTCTCCACATCTCCGGAAAACGGAGAGCAGATGTAGACGATAGGCCGGAAAGCACGAAGGAACTGCTTTTCATTTGCAGCAATCCGGGATAGTGCTTCACCTGCAGTTGGGTCAGGATAGCCTTCGCTGTTGCGATAATCGTTGCTCACTCAAAAGTCCTCCTTTCCGGGCAGACTTAAAGGCGTCCACCTCCAATTTCCACTGGAGATGAACGCCTGATTTGAGCGGACGATTTTTAATCTTTTTTGTAAAAGGGCGTGGTGTAACCGTCGGCGCGGAGCTTCAGGCCTTTTGCCCACGGAGGAGTCCTGCCCATCTGTTCACAGAGAACGTCAAGAGACATGCGAGGATCTGCTTCGATAACCAGCTCGTCGTGGATATGCATGACGATGGAGCAGCAGCGCAGTGTCTTCATGGCATAGCAGAGAATGTCGCGGGAGGTTGCCTGCACGATGTTTTCCACGAATTTCGGCCCGTATGAATCGAGCCGTTCCCATTTTTTCGTGCTGCCTATGCCCTCATAGGTGATACACTCGCCTCCGTATTTATTCGTACCGACCTTTGGCTTTACATAGGCTAGGTTCCGTCCGGAGGGCAGTGTAATAAAGAGCATCCCGGAGCGACAGGAGAAGGTAAGTCCGTAGCTGCTGGTTGCGTGTTTATATTTCACGGCCTCCATAACAGCTCGGTCGACATCCCACCAGAATTTCACGATATTGGGATTTGTCAGCCGCCATGCATCCACCAGCGGAGGAAGCTCATCTTCGGAAAGTCCCATCTCAATAGCGCCCATTGCCTTTAGAGCACCGACCGAGCCGCCGTAGCCAAGCGCAAGTTCCGCGATTTTGCCTTTTTGGCGCAAGTGGCCGTTAATGCCATGCTTCTCGACCGGAACATGGAACATCTGACTGGCGCTGGCGCAGTAGATGTCACCTCCGGTTTCAAAGACTTTTTGACGCCACGTCTCACCGGCATACCACGCGATGACTCTTGCTTCGATGGCGCTGAAGTCGGAAACATAAAACTGCGTACCATCCTTCGGAATGAATGCTGTCCGGATCAGCTGGGAGAGGGTGTCCGGGACATCCTCATATAGAAGCTTCACGGCGTCAAAATCTCCGGATTTGACAAGAGCGCGAGCGTCGGCCAGATCCGGGAGATGATTTTGCGGGAGGTTTTGTAATTGTATAAGCCTGCCTGCCCAGCGCCCGGTACGGTTGGCTCCATAAAAAGCGAACATGCCGCGAGCCCTGCCGTCATCACAGACCGCACGCTCCATCGTCTGATATTTCTTGACGGAGGATTTGGCAAGCTGCTGTCGGAGTTCCAGAACGGTCTGAAGTTCTGGCGGGGCGGTTTTGATAAGCTCTGCCACGACTTTCTTTCCAAGGCTGTCAGTTTCGAGACCGTTGTCGGAGAGCCACTGTTTCATTTGCTGGACGGAGTTTGGATTATCAAGTGCTGTCATATCTTTCATGGCAGCAGTCAGTTCCGAACGGGAGCGGGAGTCCATTTCGATGGCTTCTTTTACCAGATCCATATCGAGTCGGACACCACGGTCGTTGATTTCCTGATCGATGTGGTATTCATCCCAGACCGCCTCCGGCACAGGGAATTTTGCAAGACGATCTTTAATGCCAATCTCGGTCTCTACATCTCTGATATTATATTTTTTGAAGGCCTCCCACTTGTCCGGTGCATGGAAAGGGTGGTTCCTTGTGCGACCGCCGTTTGTTTTCGTCGGAGCACAGGGCGCAGAGAAGTATTTGATCAGGTCTTTTCCCTCCGTGAGTTTCTGTTTTTCAAGACCAAGGACGGCACCGACGCCTTCCAGAGAAAGCGGAAGTCCCAATGTGGCCGCCCAGACCATAGAGCAGCGCCAGCTTTCCGGATTTAAGAAACGTGCGCATTCAGTCGAGAGAGGGTGGTTATCATGGAAGGGGTCAAGGCTTACTCCAAGATCACGGAGATATCGGGATAAGCAGACCCGTTCAAAATTTGCGTTGAAAGCCCATTTGATGACAGTATCATCAGTCAGGGCATCTATAATTTCCTGCGGCAGGTGCTCTCCCTGTGCAAGGTCGATGACCGTCACCTCGGAGCCGTCGGCGCTGTAACCGAACAGCAGTATTTCAAAGTCTGGTGACTCGGCATATTTATAAACGCCGCACTTAGACAGGTTCACGTCGCTGTAGGTTTCAATATCAATACTAAGTGTTTGCATAGATTTTCACCTCAATTCAAACAAGCGGCTTAAGATAACTCCTAAGCCGCCTGCCGGTACTGGATTATTTCAGGGATTCCATACGCTTGATATGGTATTCGTCGTCCTGCGCGGCCTTTTTCTCCTCACGTTTCTCACGCTTGAAGTCGTTGATTACCGTCTGGATGGCGACCACTGCCCAAGACAGGACTACGATGCAGAAGCACCCGATCAGAATGTTGCAGAGAAGGGATGAAATCATAACTGTGCTTTCCATTGTTTTGCGCTCCTTTCCTTAGTTGAGAAAATCTTCATCGTCGTCAGTAGCAAAGTCGGACTCAGCGCTTGCCTTGCCACCGAGAGGCTCACCGTCGCGGATCTTCTGCAGGTTGTTGAGTCCACAGGCAATTCCTTTGTTGCCGGAAGAGTTGAAAGCATAAAATGTGATGCTGGCTCTGCCGTACACGCCGCTGTACACTTCAGAGCGGGTGAGAATCGGATTCAGGTCTGCGTCCACAATGCCGGGTGCAGAGGTTGCATTTGCGTTGACGAAGTAAGCATTCTTGTAGGCCTCGTCGTCCGGACGTTCTGCATCACCATCGCGCAGAGGAGTCTTCAAAACAGAGAGCGCTGGAACGGACTTGCCGTTGCCCTTGAGCTTGGCCTCGCCCTCCTTGTAGGCAGCTTCGATAGCAGCCTGAATCTTGGCGATGGTCTTGGTGTCGGACTTCGGAATGATGAGGCTCACGCTGTACTTGGGAGTGCCGCCATTGATGGACTTCGGCTCCCAGACGTTTGCGTAGCTCCAGCGGGTGTCAACACCGGTGATAACCTTCATGGGATTGCTGATTTTTACATTTTTACTCATTGTCGTTTTCCTCCATAAAATCATTTTTTGCTGTATTCATGGCCGGGCGCTTGTCACTATCCGGCACAAGTGTGGGTTTGCCCTGTGGCTTTTCGATGTAAGCCGTCAGGAGTTCATCAAAGCGGGACTTACCGAGAAGCTTCTGCATGGCGGTGATACCGAGCAGCTTTTTCTCATACGGGTCAAAGCCTGCTTTCTCGACCGCGTCAATGACGGCGGTCTCATTGCTGTATCTGCGGTTGCTGCGTCCTTCGACGATCTTGAAACCTGTCCATTCCTTACCGGAGAGAGCCTGCTGCAGAGCGTATTCCTTAATATCGGAAGCCCAGCTAACCAGTTCATCTACCTTGCCGAGAATGACCTCGATCTCGGTATCTGTAAGCAGTGGCGGGAGCTTGAAATCATGCTGCGCGAGCTTCAGATTTGCCTCGGCTCTGGCGCGGCACTCGTTCTTAGCCTTACAGAAGCCGCACCATTCACCGCACAGGAAGTTCCCGTCACCGGCAAAAGCCAGATCTGCGGTAGGCTTTAGGACTTCATCCGCCCAGCGATACAGGTCGTCCTTGCTGATTTCGTAGGTGCTGACGTTCTGGCGTCTCGGTTGGTAAATGGTCATGGAAACCTGATCGATGTCGTAAATGTCATCGAAAAGCTCCAAAGCGCCGAGGGCGTAACACTGCATCTGCGGATTCTCCTCGGCAGAGACCAAGACACCTAAGCCGTGCTTGTAGTCGATCACCCGGAGCGTACCGTCTGTGATGATGACGCAATCGGCGGTTCCGAAGCCCTGTTCTACCCAGCGGGAGAAATCTACACGCTGTTCGATAAGGACTACCGGATCAGCGCAGGTTTTCTTGGCGGCTTCGATCTGCTCCAGCACATATTCGGCATAGCCGCTGGTGCAGTCCTCCATCTCCTCGGAATACCACTTGAGACTGTCGGTCGGGTCTTCTGAAGGAAGTCCCAGCGCGGTTTTCAATTTGTGTTCGCCAAGCGCATGAGCGTCGGTGCCTTCTGCAGCGTAGTCTGATCCTTTGTCCTCATAGGTTTCGCAGAGCCTCGCCGACGGCGGGCAGTGCAGCCACCTGTCGGAGCTGGATGCGGACAGGATCGCGTGTGCTTTAGCTGCCATTGCCGATCACCTCCGCGTCCTTTATCAGGGCTTCGTAGTTTGCCGGATCGATCTCCGAGAGCTTTGCAGCACCGTACTTTTTAAGCAGGGCGCGTACTTCTGCGGTATGACCGGCACGGGACTTCTCAGCAAGGACGGCTCTTACATCCTCCAGCTTGAGCTCAGGCTTCGGTTTCTTCTTGGTGGGAGCTTCAGTGGCCTGCGCTTCGTTGTCATCACCGGAAAACTGCTGGTAGAGCCAGTCGGCTGCGGCATTAATAGAAGCAGCAGCGGTGCGGAGCTCTTCGATGGTCTGTGCCATTTCTGCCATCTTTGACATTCTCTTTTCCTCCTTCCTCGGATTGGCTTGCGGCAAGGAGTGAGAGGTTCCTTGCCAGTCTGGCGGATACGTGACTGATGGAATTCAGGAGCTTGATCTCCTCGTTCACGTTGCCGCCGGTGTCTGCGTAACTGCGAATCATCTGTTGTTCACCTCGCTTTCTGAAGGCTGTGTTCTCTTGCCTTCACCTTCCACTGGAGATGAACTGCCGATTTGAGCGGAGGATTTTATAAAAAATTTCCGACCACCATCCGATTGAGGGACAGTGGCCGGAAAGGGTGTAATTCGTGGTCTTGGTATTACTTATCGCCGGTAATCCTGCGTAGGTCGGTGCGATACTTCTTCATCTGATCTGCGAAGGTCTTCTGCGGGCGACCGAGTTCTCTTGCAATAGCACGGTCGGAGATGCCCTCCGGGTGATCCTTCCAAAGCTGGATGATGGTATCGGCCTCTGGATCAAGCTCACGCAGTCTGGCAAAAAGCTGCTCTAAGAGCATGCGGTCGGCGATGACTTCTTCCATCGGCTTACTGCGGTCAGGAATATAGTCACCGAGGGTGCCGTTGCCATCAGGGAGAGGCTGATCCAGAGAAGTAATGTCGCCTGCCGCGTGGTATTCACAGCCAATGCAGTCACCGTCGCATTTCCAGATAAAGCGGTAAGGACACATACACCTGCCGTGATCCTGCTCTTTGTGGCGAATACGGTCGGCTTCTTTATAGAAGGAGTCGTGCTGTTCCTTAGTGACCGGTACCTTCTCGCCGGTGCTGCGAACGTAGATAAAGTAAGTCTTCTGATTGTCATTGTTTTGCATAATGAAAGCCCTCCTTCGGCTTTTGCCGAAATGGAGAGCTCCAGACATGCAAAACCAGACCACAGGCGTGAGAGCATACCGAAGGATTACTCCATTTCGGCTGCACCTCACTTCCGGTGATCGGTACAGTATTTGATTGTCATCGGTAGTCACGTGGAACCGGAAACACCCTGCGCAGATGGCTCCCACGTGCTAATTACATTTTAGTCAGGAGAGAGAAAAACCAGAAAACTCGACGAGTCGCAGAAATGCCTTGAAACAGGCGTTTTTACGAGTCTTGAATAGGGTACAGATTTTGTGAAAAGACGGCGATGGTTAGGAATATAGGCATAAAAAAATCCGACTCGGCGAGTCGGAAAAATTTAAAAAAGCCGCACCTCCATGACGGAAGTGCGGCAAATTAGGTCTGCTTACAGGCGTTGTTTGGAGCCGAGCGGCTCATAATTGTATGATTCAAGAAACTCGTTTGCATCATCAATGGACATCCCAGAGAAACCGGTAATGCAGTATTTTAATGCTTGGTGCTCGTCAGATTCATCAAATGCATGCCCGGCAAGTTGCAACAGCTTTTCGGTTGTTCCAATATCAAGGTCAAGTCCTCTGCCTATAGCGACAATCGTTCTCAGACTTGGCTTTGTATCGATGTTCTTCTCGGCTTTTCGGTACACCTCTTCGCCGAGACCGGTCAAAGAACAGAAATGCGATTTGCTAAGTCCGCGAGACTGCACGATCTCAAAAATGACCTCCCAGCAGGTTTTATTCACTCCTGTTATCTTTCTGGCGGCACTCTGGCGTTCGAATTCTTCGCGCTTCTTTTGCAGCGCCTCGGACATCTGAACGGCGGAGGCACTTTGTTTGGAATCGTATTTTGAGGCTTTGCGCTCTCCGGTTTCACGGTGAAATAGCTCGAATGGGAAGTGTTTTTCTGCATCATCTGCCCGCAGGGACTGCCATGTAAATTGCAGTGTGCATTCGTTCAGATTTGCCAAAGCATAATCAGTAAGGGTCGGTTTGCCCTCATTGTTACGATCGATATACTGCTCGTCGTTGATAACGAAGTATCCGTCCACATACCGGAAAAGACCAGAATCAACAAGGTTGCGGAATTCGCTGCTGGTGCGATATACATAGAACGCATCACGCTGGTCTAAGTACCCGTGGTATGGAGATTCTTCGTCATACTGGTAGATGATAGCAGCGTCTTTGTAGCCGGTTTCCATCATACGGATCAACACTGATTGACGGGACACACCATAGAATTCGCGCAGCTCCTCGGCAACGGAAGTGAGAATAGCTGGTTTTATAGGACTATTTTCATAATCGTATGCCTGTAGAAGCTCATCTACTTTCATTCGAAAAGTACGATATGGCATGAGAATACGAGGAGCCATATTGTTTGCCTGCCACTCCATACGTTGGATATCAGACCACTCCTCATCTTTCTGAGGGTATGCCATATTGGAAGGACAGCGGCATGCAACGAAGTCCTGACCATAGAGGACATGTTTTATTGCTGCATACATTCGGTGCTTATACCAGTGATAGACTTCATGGGCGATTGTGTTTTTGACGCACCCAAGATTCCGCTCCCAGAAGGTGTAGGCATCTACCAAAATGGTGCCGCGCTTTACATCGATTGTTGTTTCTGAAACCTTAAAAAGATCATAGATGGTTGCCTTCCCTGCAGTAAAGTATATTTCTCCAAAAACACTGAAATCATCTGTGATCCGATTGCCTTGGATAATTTCAAGTCCCATATCTTTTGCAATATCAGCAATAGGGACGGGCATTGGCTTTTCCAGTGCTTCTGGGAAATAATGCTGGAGAAAAGTTGTGGCTTCATCATCCAAATCCTTTTTGTATAAGATCGGAACTATGTTCTTCGAGACGGCATGACCATCCGTTTTGCGAGGTTGGCCAGAGGTGTACCCGGAGATGTTCATAACAGTAACAGATTCGAGTTTATCGGTTACGACCGCCACACAGGAAAGGACAAGCCATTGACTTGTTTCGTGCGATGCTGTGCCTTTGTATGTATCTTCGGTCAGATTTATTGTGCAGCTTACGACTGCGTCAAACAGAAGGCTGTCTTCATCTATTCGGATATTCTTTGTATATTCGAGGATCATGTCCTCAAGCATGGCAGAATCCGGATTCTGAATTCTGGAGTAAGATAAATTCAGGGCATAAGGATGCTCTGCAATGTATGTATAAGCTGCCTCCCACATGGGGCGGTAGCACACAGTATATATAAACTGCTCGATCTCGTTGTTATACGTTCCCACGGCCAGCAGACTCCCTTTCTTGGACACAAAATTGAGGATACAAGCACAGCCTCAACTGTAAAACGAGATGCAACCCCTCTCGTTCTGGCCAGAGGCCATAGTAGTGATTAAGTGAATACCTGCCGGGAGGTTGCATCCCGGCTTGCAAAGAGATCAGCCAAGGCTGGTCTCTTTTTCTTGCCATCTCTTTTCTGTGTGCGATATCCTCATCCAGTTGGCGGCCGGATATGGAGGATATCATGGCAAAGTTTTTTACCTATGAAGAACGCTTAATGCTGCAGAGACTCCTGAAGGAGGGAATGTCCTTCAAGAAGATCGCTGCCCAGATGTATAAGGATCCGGCTACAATCTCCAGAGAAGTCCGAAAGTATGCCGTAGAGATCGCTAGCGGAAAGCCCGGATATTCGTTTAATGCCTGTAAGAACCGGCTGTCCTGCAAGATCAAGTCTCCTTTGCTCTGCGGAAAAGACTGCACGAGAACCGGAGGCTACAACTACTGCCGCTTATGCCGCTGCAATGAGCATTGTCCGGACTTCGTTGAAGAGGTTTGCGCAGTCAGAGTCCATGTTCCTTATGTCTGCAATGCCTGTCCGACGATTGATAAGTGTACTCTGCTCAAGACTTTCTACGACGCTGAGAAGGCTCATCTGAAATCTCATCAGGTAATCTCCGTGTCTCGGAGCGGCCTGTCGACCAGCGAGGAGGAAATCGCCAGACTGAACCGGATCATCACACCACTTGTGAAGCAGGGGCATTCGATTCATGAGATCTATATCACACATCAGGACGAGCTGATGTGCAGTGAGAAAACAATCTACAACTATATCGATGACTGTCTTCTTGAAGTGCGGAACATCGATCTTCCCAGGAAGGTTCGATTCAGAGCCCGCCGTAAGAAACCGGAATTCAAGGTCGATAAGGGCTGTCGTCTTGGCCGTTCCTACAAGGAATTCGAGTCATTTATGGAAAAGAACCCTGATACGGCTGTCGTCCAGATGGATTCCGTGATCGGAACCGCCGGAGGAAAATGCCTGCTCACGATTCATTTCGTGGAGTCGTCCTTAATGCTGGCTTTCCTTCGTGATGCCAATACATCCAGGTCCGTGATCGAAATTTTTGAAGACCTTGATGGACGTCTCGGCGGAAAGTTGTTTAACCGACTGTTCCCGGTGATCTTAACGGACAATGGAAGTGAATTCTCCAATCCAAAGAAAATCGAATACCGGGACTACGCTGTACCCGGCTATGGATTACGCCGAACCAGCATCTACTACTGTGATGCCGGCTGTCCTTACCAGAAAGGGGCAATCGAGGTCAACCACGAATTGATCCGTCGGGTTCTCCCCAAGGGGAGCAGCTTTGACAACCTGACACAGGAGGATGTGACCCGAATGATGAACCACATCAATTCCTATAAACGAAAAAAGCTGAACGATCGCAGTCCATACGAAACGTTCAGCTTTCACTATGGAGAAGAGGTATTAGAGCTTCTGGGGTGTACTCCGGTAGCAACTGAAGACATCCTTCTGAAGCCTTCTCTTCTCAAGTAATACACCACGACAGAGCCGCCAACACCACAAGCCCATACTAGCCAAAGCAGGGGTGGATTCTCCGATTACAAAAAAATCGAGAGGGAGTCGACCTCCTATTGGCATGCCTGTCAAGATCATCATATACGAAAAGAGCGGCTCTGAACAGGCTGCGTCTCGTGTACAAACGAAGCATCTCGTTTACAAAACTGGCATCTGGTGTACAAAAGTGGCGTTTCGTTTACAAATATGTACTTTTCAATTTACAAACAAGCATCTCGTCTTACAAACTGGCGTCTCGGATTACAACTCAGCGATACAAGCACAGTATAACACAAATCCGCTGATTTTTCAATAGGAACGAAAGAAAATTCTTGCGAATGTGAAGAATTACTCTTGATTTTTTAAGGGCTCTGTGCTATACTGTGGAAGTACAGTGGCAAAAATCACGTTTTTGAAAATCGAGAGGTGACTACCGTGGAAGTTAGTTATAAAAAATTGTGGAAAATATTGATTGACAAAGACATGAAGAAGAAAGACTTGCAGGCAGCTGCCGGGATAAGCTGGGCTTCGGTAACCAAGCTCTCGAAGGGAGAGACAGTAAGCATGGAAGTTCTAATGAAAGTGTGCAAAACGCTGAATTGTGATATTGGGGACATCATGGAGCTAATCCCTACAGAAGATAATGAAACTACTTGAGGAGTGATATGATGTCCGGCAGGAAAAAGAGCGTAATCAGTAAAGCAAGTCCTCATACGATCAAGAAATTTGAGTTGATTGAGGAATATATAAAATCGTGGGCGCAGAAGTTGCTGCTGACTGAGTCTTGCAATGGGCTGATCTTTATAGACTGCATGTGCAACAGTGGTGTATACACCGATGATGCCGGGCAATTGGTGAAAGGTACAGCAGTACGCGTCTCAGAAGCACTAAGGGAAGCATCAAGAACCTACACGGAGAAAAATATACATATTTACTTAAATGACAAGGATAAAGCGCGCGTAGATGAGTTGAAAAAGCATCTTCCACAGGATGAGCGCAATTTTAAGATTGTAACGTCCTACAGTGATGCGCACGAGCTACTTCGAACTATCGGGCCACAGTTATATGGAACCGGGCATCTGCATTATTTCCTGCTCTACGATCCGTATGATGCGACCATCGACTGGGAAGCACTTCTGCCGTTTTTCCGAAACTGGGGTGAAGTTATGATTAATCACATGGTTTCAGATCCGGTGCGGGCGATCACAAGCGCCAAGAAGAAAACGACCAAGGCAAAGTATGAGAACACTTATCTGGAAGACTTTGAGAAGCTGGTGCCTTACGGAAGCGACAAGAAGGCCTATGAGGCCAGAGTGGAGGAAATCATAAATTCACTAAAAGGAGCCCGCAGATACTATGTATCGGCATTTCCGTTCTATAACACGCAGAATTCGCTCGTCTACAATCTGATTCACTGCACGAGTAACAAAGAGGGCTTTAAGCTCTACAAGAAGAGTGCTTGGAAAGTTTTCGGAGCTCAGTCCTCGACAAAACATTCGGTTGAGAACAGACAGTTGTCATTCAATCTTTTCGGAGAGATCACAGAAGAGGAAGATGAAAGCTGTTTGCATGTTATCGACATCGCGAAATATCTACAGCGCTGCCTGAAAGGCCGCAAGCAAGTGCCTCTTGATGAGATGTGGGAACTTTTGGATAACCATCCGATTTTTCCGTCAGAGGGATTCCGTAATGATATAAAGAGTGATCTCACGGGTTTCTTTGACGCGAAGATAGAACAGATTGTGAAGCCTGATACAGGAAAGAAGGAAACGGTGATCTCTTTCTCTTCGTGAGACAGAGTTTCATATAGAAGAGGTGATTAGAATTTATGGCAACGTCGCAGAAATTTGGTGGCAATTGGACTGAGGAGAAGCTGAATATCTTCACCAGCTATCTGGACGCATACCTGATTGCTCTGCAAAACCAGAAGTTCAAGAAGATTTATATAGACGCCTTTGCTGGAACCGGCGAGATTGAAACCAGCGACGGCGGGCAGTATCTTGTGGGCTCTGCTAAGCGTGCACTGGCGTCTGAAAAGAAGTTTGATCACTACTATTTTATAGAAGCGGACTTTCAGAAGGCGGGAGAACTTCAAGATATGATAAACTCCGAGTTCCCGCAGATGAGACGAATTGTGACGATTTTTTGTGGCGATGCGAACGATAAGCTTGCGGAGATTATTAGCAATGTAGATTGGAGATTTAACAGAGGATTGCTGTTTTTAGATCCGTATGCGACGCAGGTAAATTGGACTACGCTTGAAAATGTAGCGCAGACTAAGTCAATAGATGTATGGTACCTATTTCCGTTCTCCGCACTTGAACGGATGCTACCGAAAAACGGAAAGTACGATAAATGGGAGGATTGCATAGATCGATTGCTTGGGGATTCCGGATGGAGAGAGGAATTCTATAAGAAAGATCCTCAGATGACGCTTTTTGACCTATTCCCGGAGCCCGGACAGAGCGATGGCGAGCGGATGGTTAAAGACGCAAATCCAGAGCACATAAAGGAGTATATCCTCGCTCGGCTTGGAACAATCTTTCCATGCGTGTCAAAGCATGCACGGATTTTCAGGAACAGCAGGAACTCGCCGATGTTCCTATTCTGCTTTGCCATTGCGAGTGAAAGCCCGAAAGCGCAGGGACTTGCACTGCGGATGGCAGACCACATATTGAAGAACAAGTAGGCGGAGGATGAAAGCAACTTGAAGACGATAGAACGAAAATCCATGCTTTATCAAACAGGGGTAGAGTATGGTGACTACACAATGAATCACGTGCAGGGCTGCGCACATGGGTGCAAATATCCATGTTACGCATTCCTGATGAAGAAACGATTCGGGCAAATTAAAGATTATGAGAGCTGGCTTGAGCCGGTGCTTGTATCAAACACGCTTGAATTGCTGGATAAAGAGATACCAAGGCTCAGAGATAAGATTCAGTCTGTGCAGCTTTGCTTTACCACAGATCCGTTCATGGAAGGATATCCAGAGGTGTCCCAGATGAGCATTGCGGCTATCCGAAAGCTAAACGAGGCCGGAATCAAATGCACTACGCTGACGAAGGGATTGCTACCTATAGAATTGGCAGAACTTTCTCCGGAAAACGAGTACGGGATCACACTGATCACTCTGGATGAAGCCTATTGTGAACAGATGGAACCGGGCGCCGCTTCCTGCGCAGATCGATTGGCAGCTTTGAGGGCACTCCATGATGCCGGTTGTAAGACATGGGTAAGTATGGAACCATATCCAACACCGAACATGGTTGAACAGAATCTGCATGAACTGCTGGAAGCAGTATCTTTTACAGATCGGATCATTTTCGGGAGAACGAACTATAGCAAGGTAGCAAACGCCTACGAAGGGCATAAGCATTTTTACAATGAGTGCGCAGCAGAGGTTATTTCCTTCTGTCAGGAGCACGGCATTGATTATCATATTAAGGAAAAAACAATAACGGAGGAATGAGGTGGCGTTATGGCTTTATTACAAGACCTGATCCAGCAGATTGACGATCCGGCGCTTAAGGAGAGAATCCTGCAGGAGACAAATAAATTATTGAAGCAGAAAAAGTTCGGTTTGGTGTTTGAAGAGCATCTGCCGGAATGCACGCCGCTTTATGATGTGCCGATTCGCGTCGGTTCCAAGGTGGCGCTTAAGACCGGTTATGTCAGTGATATTTATACTGTTATAAATATTGATGGCGATGATGTTCAGTGCGACCGCAGGGAGACACATGAGCAGAAAACATTCAAACTGGATGAGTTGGTGACAGTAGCTGAATTTGGAGAAGCAATCTACCCGACATTAAAGCCGATAGACACAGTTGAAAATGCACCGAACAGTGATCTCTGGCATACGTTAATCGAGGCAGACAATTACCATGCGCTGCAGCTTCTGGAATATCTCTACGCAGAGAAAGTAGATTGCATCTACATTGATCCGCCTTATAACACCGGCGCAAAAGACTGGAAGTACAACAACGACTACGTGGATAGCTCTGATGCTTATCGGCATAGCAAGTGGCTATCCATGATGGAGAAGCGCTTGAAGATCGCAAAGAAGCTCCTTAATCCGAAGGACTCCGTTCTGATCGTAACCATAGATGAAAAAGAATATCTGCATCTCGGTTGCTTGTTGGAAGAGGTGTTTTCTGAAGCAAACATACAGATGGTAAGCAGTGTTATCAATCCTAAAGGAGCTGCAAGGCATCAGCAATTTGGTAGAACTGATGAATATTTGTTTTTTGTTCAATTTGGAGAATCCAGTCCAGAACCGTTGCCGTTATCTAACGAGTGGAAGATATCTGAAGATAAAAGAGCTTCCCGTTTGAGGTGGAAGGAACTATTGCGTTCGGGTTCACATACAGCAAGAGCAGATAGCCCAAATCAATTTTATCCTGTTTTTATTTGTAATACAGATGAAGGGCCGATATTTTATTCTGTAGGAGAATCGTATTATGGCACAAATAAGTCAGAAATAATCGCACCGGAAGGTTGCGTTGCGGTCTGGCCTATACGTGCAGATGGCACAGAAGGTAACTGGCAGATAAGCACCGAAAACCTGAGGGCTTCTATAGAGATTGGATATGCAAAATTAGGGAATTGGAGAGGTGAAAATACTGCCATCACATACTTGGCAAAAGGAGAAAGAGAAAAAATATCCAAAGGTGCATTTACGATTATAGGTCATAGACAAGACGGTTCTATTATTACGGACGATGATGCCTATATCCCTAAGTTTATACCGGGAACACAATGGCGCATAAAATCACATAATGCTGAGCAAGGTGGTACAAACCTGCTAAAGGAATTCTTCGGCTCAAGCAGGTTTACTTTCCCGAAATCATTGTATGCTGTTCACGATGCGATTAGATTTTTCATTGCTAATAAGCCAAATGCGCTTGTTATTGATTTCTTTGCAGGATCAGGTACAACGCTGCATGCGATAAACCTTCTTAATGCTGAGGATGGAGGTAATCGCAGATGTATTTGTGTGACGAACAACGAATTGAGGAAAGAGGAAAGTGACGATCTAACTGAGAAAGGGTTCAAGCCGGGAGAACCAGAATGGGAAAAACTCGGAATTGCAAAATATGTTACATGGCCAAGGATAAAGTGCAGTATCAAAGGTCAAGATGTTACTGGAAATCCTTTAGAAGGCAATTACACAACATATAAGACAAGCACAGAAGAAAAAGATAGAAATATTGTTCAGATAGGATTTGTGAGTGAAAGTTCCTCTTTGAAAATAGGCGAAAAGAAAAAACTTGTTTCAGTTTTGTCTAATAAGAAATTACCTCAGACACTCGTGTCTCAAGAGTCGAAATACATAGTGTCAGATGAGGCTAAGCATACTGCATCAATTTTAATAGATGATACAGCCAGTGAGGAATGGTTGGAAGCTTTGGAAGGAATGGATCATATAACAGATTTTTATATTGTTACATCCAACAACAAGCTTTTTAAGAGCCTCAAGGATAGCATTAAAGAAATGTTTGAACCGATATCAACTCAAGTGCCAGTTGTTATGCCAATGAAAGACGGCTTCAAGACAAACGCGGTCTTCTTCAAACTGAGCTTCCTCGACAAAACATCCGTTGCTCTCGGCAGGCAGTTCCGAGAGCTGCTTCCAGTGCTCTGGATGAAAGGAGGAGCCATTGGTAAGTGTCCGGCTATTGACAATGATGATCTCCCGAGCATGCTGATTTTGCCACAGAACAAGTTGGCAGTTTTGGTAGATGAAATATATTATTCCGAGTTCGATGCTGAGTTAAGTCAGCATCCAGAAATCCAGACAGTTTTCATTGTGACGGATTCAGAAACAGCATACCGGTCGATGATCCGTACTTACGATGGTAAAGACTGCTATCAGCTTTATAGAGACTATCTGGATAATTTCAGAATCAACACAGGGAGGTAACCATGAGAGTAGAATTATTCCCTTTTCAGAAGAAAGCTCTTGCTGATATCCGTATGAAGACTGCGGAGGCAATGGGCAGCTATCACAGAACACATGCACCGCAGGTGGTTTCTTTCACTGCACCGACCGGCGCTGGAAAGACTATCATCATGTCTGCGTTGATTGAGGCTGTTCTTTTCGGCGACGAACAGTATATGGAACAGCCGGATGCAATCATCGTCTGGCTCTCGGATTCGCCTCAGCTGAATGAGCAGTCAAAACAAAAGATTGACTCCAAGGCAGATAAGATCAAGCTGTCGCAGTGCGTTACGGTTTCCGAGGAATCCTTTGATAAAGAGGTGTTTGAGGATGGTCATGTTTATTTCTTAAATACGCAGAAGCTGTCGGTTACCTCCAAGCTCACGAAAAACGGCGATGGCAGGACTTATACGATCTGGCAGACGCTTGCAAATACTGTCCGGGAAAAGAGCGACCGGTTGTACTTTATCATCGATGAAGCGCACCGTGGCATGCAGGGACGTGAGGCAAGCAAGGCCACTACGATCATGCAGAAGTTCATCAAGGGCAGTGATTCGGATGGCATTCCGCCCATGCCGGTTGTCATCGGCATGTCCGCTACCACGCAGAGATTTAATGCGCTGGTCGAAGGTACATCCTCTACAATTCACAAGTCTATCGTGACGACGGATGAGGTTCGAGCTTCTGGCCTTTTAAAAGATAGGATCGTTATTACCTATCCGGAGGAAGGCACAGTCAATAATGATATGGCCATTTTGCAGGCTGCTGCGGATGATTGGAAAGAGAAGTGGGAGCATTGGACGCAGTATTGCTTCGAGCAGCACTACGCCTATGTAAACCCGATCCTGATCATTCAGGTTTTGAATGGAACCGGTGATGCCCTGACGGATACAAATCTGGATGACTGTATAGCAAAGATCGAGGAACGTACTGGCTTTAAGCTGGAAAGTGGACAGGTGGTGCATACCTTTGGCGGCATAACAGCAACACTGACCGTCAATGGACTCGATGTGCGTTACGAGGAGCCATCTAATATTGCCGAGGATAGGAATATTCGCGTGGTATTCTTCAAAGAGAATCTTTCTACTGGTTGGGATTGCCCGCGAGCAGAGACCATGATGTCCTTTAAGCACGCTAACGACGCCACATATATTGCGCAGCTTCTCGGTCGAATGGTAAGAACGCCGATGCAGATGCACATTCAGGTGGACGACGTTTTGAACGACGTGCATCTCTATTTGCCGTACTTCAATGAGGATACCGTCAAGGACGTTGTGGAAGCCTTGCAGAGTACAGAAGGAGCTTCCTGTATGATCTAAATACAGGGATCCGAAAGAAGGCAGGTGAAAAAAAGGATACCTCAATGTAATATAAGGTTTGCTGACCCTCGTAAGTTGGCAAATCCATCACAGAAAGGTATCCA